CTGCAGGTAAGCGCAAAGCCAGACGCGACAATACTGATTTCACCCAGTATGCGTCTGGCGGCGGGGTTAATGCTGCGGGTAACTATACCAAGCCGGGGCTTCGTAAAAGCATCTTCAATAGCGTCAAAGCTGCTGCAATTCAAGGCACGGGCGCTGGAAAATGGAGCGCGAGAAAAGCACAGCTAATGGCTAAACGCTACAAAGCCGCTGGCGGGGGGTATAAAGATTGAAAGCCCCACAACAGTCTCTAAAGGATTGGGGCGACCAGAAATGGCGCACTAAGTCAGGTAAGCCCTCATCAAAGACGGGCGAAAGATATTTACCTGAAGCGGCTATAAAGTCCCTCAGTCCGCAGGAATACGCTGCGACCACAAGGGCTAAACGTGCAGGTAAGGCAGCAGGTAAGCAGTTTGTAGCCCAACCCAAGAGCATTGCTAGAAAAACCGCAGGATATAGATAATGACAACTTCCGGCTCAACTGGGTTTACCCTCGACTTTGCAGAAATTGCTGAAGAGGCATGGGAACGCGCTGGGCAGGAAATGCGGACGGGTTACGATCTTAGGACGGCTCGTCGCTCCATGAACTTGATGACCATAGAGTGGCAGAACCGTGGCATCAATATGTGGACGATAGATCAGGGTGCGTTAACCCTGACAGCCGGTTTAAACACCTATGCTCTGCCCTTGGACACAATTGATCTGATGGATCATGTGATCCGCACCGGTAGTAATACGGCGTCTACTCAGTCTGACCTGTCTATCACGCGCATCAGTATGCCGACCTACGCAACAATTCCCAATAAACTGGCTCAAGGCAGACCGATTCAGGTCTTTGTCCAGAGGTTGTCTGGCGTTCTGTCTCCAACCAACTCCACCCTGAGTGGAACAATCACCGCTACAACCACGACCATTACGCTGTCTACGGTTGTTGGGCTTCCCGGTGCTGGGTTCATCAGGATTGATTCTGAGGACATTTACTACGGCTACCTAAGTGGTAACACCTTGGGCGGTGTTTTCAGGGCGCAGAACGGCACCACAGCAGCCGCGCACACCACCGGAACGGCTATTTACAACCCGAATCTACCGGCGATTACCGTTTGGCTGACACCGGACAACACCCAGAATTATCAGTTCATCTATTGGCGGATGCGTCGGATACAAGATGCTGGGGCTGGGGTGCAGACTGCGGACATGAACTTCCGGTTCCTGCCTTGTGTTGTGGCTGGCTTGGCTTACTACATTGCCATGAAAGTGCCGGATTTAGCGCCTCGTCTAGATATGCTCAAACAGGTATATAACGAGCAGTTTGACCTTGCGGCGGGTGAGGACAGGGAAAAGGCAGCGATTCGGTTTGTCCCGCGTCGTATGTATATTAGCGGCGGCGGGTAATGAGTAAAAAAATAAAAAAATATTCTGGGAATACGGACAGCCTTGTAAAAAAGGTTGTCCCGTCACAACTACGTACTTTTGTCAGCACATTGGCTGGAAGTAGAGAACCTATCACCGAAAAAGATTTTACCGATGCAGAATTAGCACAAGCTAGAGATGCCATAGTTCGTTCTAGAAAGCAGCAAGTAGCATCAAAAAATGAATTTAATAATAGCCCTATTGACGAAACAGTTGGTTATCATCACTACGCTAATGAATCAAAAAACCGAGGCCGAGGCAGCGACTTTAGCGTATTACCTAGTGATGCAATGCGTAATACATTAGGTAGGTTTAAATACGAAAAAACTCCTGAAGGAAGGCTTGTTGCTACAGATAACTATGATTTTAAAGATGATTTAGCCAAGTCGGTGCCGGGTATTCGGCTCTCTTCAGAGTATAAAAACATGAGTAATTTAGAAAAATTACATACGCTTGCAAAAGATACTTTTTCTAAAGAACTTAATCCCGACAAAGGCGTAGCTATGGGCTACCGGACTTTACCAAGTCGTGTAGGAAGCGCATTTATTGGCGACACAAAGCGCCCAGTAAGGTTAGATTTAGGAGACGCCCCATATAAAAAAGGCGGGGTTATCAGGGGTGGTGGTATTGAAAGAAAAGGCAAGACTAAGGGTAGGTTTGTATAGTGGGTAATCGGTATGCTTCAGGCAAAACAGCGATTGCGATGTGTGATCGTTGTGGGTTTCGTTATCGACTGCGAGACCTAAAAACCCTGATTATCAAGACCAAAAACATTAACCTTTTGGTCTGTTCGGAATGCTGGGAACCAGATCAACCACAGTTGCAGTTGGGCATGTATCCGGTCGATGACCCGCAAGCCCTGAGAAATCCACGGACAGACACGACCTATCAGACCTCTGGAGTGCTTGCAAACGGGTCTCTGGGGGATGGTAGTAGGCAGATTCAGTGGGGTTGGAACCCGATTGGCGGGGCTTCCCTAAATGACGCAGGGCTGACCCCCAACTATTTGACGTTGGATATACAGTTAGGCACCGTAACAGTAGTGACAACTTAAGGAGCTATTATGAAGAAATATCTGTCTGGTGGTGATGTCAAGCAGGTCAAAAAGATTGCTGGCGAAAAGGTAATGGGGCATGAAAAGAAGCTGCACGGTATGGCTTCGGGCGGAATTTTAGTTCGTGGTGGTAAAGCCCAAACCAAGGGTAAAATGGCTCGTGGCCCAATGGGTTAGGGAGTAGTTTATGAACTACGCAAGTCTCTGCACCAATATTCAAGATATCACTGAGAATACGTTCACAGCGGATCAACTTGCCATGTTCACGCAACAGGCAGAACAGAAGATTTACAACACTGTTCAGATTGCCAACTTGCGTAAGAATGTCACTGGGACGTTGACCAACGGGAATAAGTATCTGGCAACCCCAACAGATTTTCTGTCCGTCTATTCGTTGGCAGTATTTCCGACCAGTGGGGACTACACATACCTCATCAACAAAGATGTGAACTTCATGCGTGAAGCTTTTCCCGGCTCTACCGGCGGAACAGGGTTGCCCAAGTATTACGCGATATTTGGCCCAGATTCTAATGACGATACTGAGTTGACTCTTATTGTTGGCCCAACACCGGACGCCACCTATAACGCAGAGCTGCATTATTACTATTACCCAGAGTCCATTGTCACTGCCAGCACGACTTGGCTTGGAGACAACTTTGATTCGGCGCTGCTTAACGGCGCACTGATTGAGGCTATCCGGTTTATGAAGGGCGAAGCGGACGTTATTGCAAACTATGAGAGCATGTATGTAATTTCGTTGAAAATGCTTAAAAACCTTGGGGATGGCAAACAGCGTCAGGATGCTTATCGTTCTGGTCAGGTCAGGAATAAGGTTGCCTAATGTCTATCGTCCAAACACTGACTACTAGCTTCAAGGGACAGTTACCCCTTGCTGTCCACGACTTCACCACAGACACGATGAAGCTGGCTTTGTATTTGTCTACCGCCAATCTGGATGCAGATACCACTGTTTACACGGCTACCGGTGAAAGCACAGGCACAGGTTACACGGCTGGCGGGATTGTTTTGACCAACGCTACTGTCCTGACCTACGGCACAACGGTATATATAGACTTTGATGATGCTGCGTGGGCGGGTGTTTTGACGGCACGAGGCGGGTTGATATACAACTACTCAAAAGCAAACAAGTCCGTGGCAGTTATAAACTTTGGCGCTGACAAGACTTCGGTTAATACATTCACTGTTCAAATGCCAGCAAACACTTACACTTCTGCGCTCATTAGGATATAGACATGCTAGTCACTACTACAAAAGGCGAGATGGACGATTCCTTGCTGGAGAAGAGGGAAGGTTCTGTTGATAATGATAATGAGTTAACTACGTGGGTTGAGTATTGGCTTGAGGGTGAACTCGTGCATCGTTCGGCTCATGTGACGCTAAAGAAAATGCCGACCTTCGCTGGTGGCGAAACCGCATCAATAGGATAGGAGTTTAAATTGGCAAATACCCAAAGTATGTGTACTTCGTTTCTCGGTGAACTGATGCTCGGTCAGCACCAGTTTGGAACCTCAACCATTGTCTCTCGCACGAGTTTAACTTCGCCCACCACGGACACCGTTAAAGCCGCACTGTATCTAGCGTCAGCCACTTACAACGCATCCACTACGGCATATTCAGCTACTGGCGAAGTTTCAGGCACAGGTTACACAGCAGGTGGCGTAACAGCTACTAATGCGACGGCTCCTACCTCGACTAATTCTTCGTCTACGGCGGGTGTGGGCTATTGGACGCCTTCAGCATCGATTGTTTACACGACTGTTACTTTGACAACCGCTTTTGATACGGTGTTGATCTACAACAGCACTCAGTCCAACAAGGCTGTCTCTGTCCACACGTTCGGGTCACAAACGATTACTGCTGGCACGTTCACTTTGACCATGCCTTCAAACACGACCTCTACCGCTCTCATACGCTTGTCCACCACTTAAGGGTGAGCTATGTCTTTAGGCTGGGGGGATAGCGCATGGAGTGATAATGGTTGGAGCGGCACTCTTAGTCTAACCGGCGTAGCAGGAGCGGGTAATGTAGGCACGGTTGGTGCAAATACAACTTTAGCTTTAATCAGCGTCAGCGCAGCAGGGGTTTTAGGAACTGTAATACCCAGTGCTACAGGCGCAGAAGCAGGTGATGTCGCAACAGGTTCAGTAGGTTCTGTAATACCAAGCATGACCATAGCCTTGACTGGGGTTGTTGCAAGTGGCGCAGTTGGAACGGTAACGCACGGTGGGGCGTCGTTAGCTTTAACCGGTAACGCAGCAACTGGAGCGGTTGGATCGGTTGCACTGGAAAAAAGTTTTGCGCTTACTGGAGATGTAGCAACTGGAAATGTAGGGAATTCAATAGCGGTTTATTGGACACTTATTAACACGGTTCAAAACCCAAATTGGACGCCGGTTATCGATTCACAAACGGCTGGCTGGACTACAATAACGAATACGCAAACCCCTGTTTGGGTAGAAATACAAACTATTTAGTAAGGAATCATTATGACGACTGCCTCAACTACGCTTCTTGGACTAGCCCTTCCGGTTACCGGTGAACTAAGCGGCACTTGGGGTGACGTTGTAAATGCCTCCCTGACGAACCTGCTGGACACAGCAATTGCCGGAACTACCACTCTTAGTTCAGACGCGGACGTAACGCTTACCACAACGACGCTTTCAGCTAACCAAGCGCGTCAAGCCGTTATCCTGTGGACTGCCGGTGGAACTGTAACAAGAACTATCACGGCCCCTGCTCAGAGCAAATCTTATGTGGTGATCAACGCAACATCTAGCTCACAGTCTATTAAGCTGGTGGGCGTAGGCCCAACAACTTC